CGCCATCAGGAATCCCATGGCTCTCCGTGGAACTATACGACCGGTGGACGAGGCCATCCGCAATGAACTAGTTTTGAAGGGGTATTCCGGTGCGGAGCTGGAACGGGAGTTCAAGGCGGCCAAGGAGGCCGTGGCTCTCGGCGACAACGACTGGATGGGCTACAGCGAGCCTTTCAGTGGTGTCATAACGGAGGCCGCCGGGGACAGGGACTACCTCTTGCCTACGCCGGATAGCGTGGTCGAGTGGTATAACGAGTACAACGACCTTAAAGGAACCGACGATTAATGGCTTCTCGTGTAGGATCAAGCTTTAGTGTTACGATGACGTTGAAGGACCGCGCTTTCGACGCGTCCAGTGTCAGCGACATGGAGATGATTATCCCCATGAACGGACTTCCATACGGAAACTACACGCTAATGGTGACCAACCTTCCCGACTTCAAGGTGGATAGCGGTTGCTACGGCTCCTTCATGTTCCTCAATACCGGGCACCCGGAACTGGACGGAAAGGGTTTTTCCTATTACGTCATCAACGCTGTCGAGACTCTTGCTAACGAGGCCACTATCAAGCTGAAGGTGAAGTGGCGCTGTGCGACTGAGGAGACGCTTGCTGTCAAGACCATGTCGGTCACTGGCACCAGCATCGACGCCATGATCGATGTAATGAAGTCGTATGAACAGCCGGTACCATATATCAACGAGGTTTCAAACACCAGCGGATTTACCGACACGATGACGTGGAGGTTCGTCAACGCCAATCTGGAGGATATGCTGGTCGATACCGTGAACCATTCGGCTATCAATGGCGACTATCTGTTCTGGGCATACGACGAGGTGGCTCAGAAAATCAGGTTTTCTACCTTGAGCACTTCCAAGAAGGTAAGCCCGCCTTATGCATGCGTATATTCTCAGGACGCACTGAGTTCTACCCAGAGCGTAGAGTTCACCGATCCCAATACCAAGAGCCGTATATGGCTGTATGCTATAGAGGAACGTTCCAGCCAGAAGGGAGAGAATATAGGAGATACCTTTCCGAGCATAGTGTTCTCCAGTGTGACTAGCAAGGGAAAGGCCGATGTAAGCCGGTGTAACGGCGAGTGCTTTGACAATGTCGTAACAAGTCACGGCGCGATGTCAAGCGACAAGGCGAGGAAGCGTTATGGGATTTCTGGAAAGAATACCTCGTACGGCGAGCTTCGCGTAGTCGATAATTTTCCGCTGAATACGCACAAGTCCTACGCGATTGCGCCGGAAATCCGCAAGCGCATTCTGTCCGAGTATAGTAAGGTCATGAACATAACGATTATGAACTCTATAGGGCCAGCTGTGGGGAGCCGAGTGTATGTCCGTGCGCTGAAGGTGACCAAGAACGGCGCCAATGGCGGTTCGGATATGTACTATACCGACTCGTATATCGTACTGACCAAGAAGATTATCAAGGACAACACTATTTCAGCCGGTGCTCTCGGTAACGCCGTTGCGTCGCAGAACGACGAGTATGCATGCGTTCTTATATTGGGCTCGTGCTCGGACGACGTGGACGGATACAAGCCGGCCATGACCGAGCTAAACAATATCGCCGAGGCATGCAAGGTTGAGATGGACAAGAGGGCATGATATGTTTAACAAGCTGCCGGAACAGGACTACATAGCGATTGTCGTGGGCGGAAGCAACGACATAATGCATCGTGGCGCGGTCAGGGTGAAAGTCCTCGGTATAACCAACGAGTTCGATAACGACGAACAGCCGTACGTGTATCCGGCGATCACGACCGGTATACAGCAAGTGCCCCAGATTGGATACTATGTTCGGGTACGCTTCTTGAACGGAGACATCAACTGTGGTTACTACTACGGAATGTCTCAGACGGCAAACGTGGCGCCGTCGGTATTTACCGAGAATTACCCAGATGTCGCTGTGGGTAATCTCGGCGAGGACGGTTTCTTCTATACGCATAACCGCCATACGCATATTTCGGAGATAGTGAATCCGGGGAATAATTCCCAGCTCACATGGGACGCCGCCGGTTTCGTTACATACGAGTCCAACGTGGCTCATAGAAATGCTGGTATGGGGGCCAAGTCTAACACCGGAGAGAACTTGCAACACGTCCTCACCGAGGGGACGATAGACATATTTACGTGCATGCCGGTTGGGCACAACAGGCGATCTAGCGGTATAGGCCAGGGTAGCGAGTACCTTACCGTGTCTCATATCTCCCAGGCGACTATCGACGCGTTCCACGGGTCTCTCCAGGTGGAGCCGTCTACCGACAAGCCGAATGAGCCGCAGACTGAAGCCGATATACCGAAGATGGATATTGTCAACAGCGACGGCGAGGTGGTGGACAGCGTTCCTATGGATCGCACCGAGCACATGATAAAGCGCAACGGAAAGATTGCCAAGTACATCATTGTATGCCACAGCGAGGGAGAATGCTTCCCGGTCATGGCCAATAAGTTCATGACAACCATGTCCAACGCCCATTACCTGGTAGGGATGGTCGCGGGCGAACCCGAGATACTCAGCGACGTGAAGCCGGACGATGCGCCGGTTACGCCGAGCGTCACGCCGGTGGACGTAGGTTACGCCGGTGGTGAACTGGCTAGCGCATTGGGTCTTTCTACCGACGGCTCCAAGCAGTACCTGAAGAACAGCGGTTTCTACCAGTTTGTCGACATAGAAGACGACGCCGGCCTGTTCAGCGAGGCTACTGTGGATGGCTCCAAGGCCAACGTGGATGCTGTCATTATAATGCTTGTGAACGGGTCTAGCACTGGATTTACGTCCTTCCAGCGCGAGACGGTGGATAAACTTGTAGAACATATACGTACCAAGTTCAAGAATCCTGATCTGCCGGTAATTACTCCGAACGATTTCGATTTACCGAACAAGGCTATGGATATGTCCGGATTCCCAGTGGATATGTACTAGTATGGCGAAGACGAACGGATGTGATAAGAGCGAGAACATTGCTGAGGTTTCTGCCTCGGGCAGTGGTGCTGTTGTCTCTGACAAGACTCCGGCGAACTCTTCCGCGCAGTCGGAAAAGTCGCTCATGCCGGCATTGGATAGCGCCGTCAACGCGTTTACTGGTGCCGTGGAGGAAGTTGCCAGGGCGATAGACGCCGGTACAAGGCAAATCGACGCCATCGATTGCTCGGACATGCTTTTTGAGTTCATCAAGGAGAACGTGCCGATGTTCGGTAAGGCGAATTCCTTCTTGAACGCCGGCACAAATTTCATGAAGGGCATTTCCACTGGTACTACAATCAGCAAGCTCATCCAGGAGCCTGAGTTCATGAAGAGCATATGCGGCTTCATAGAGAACTGGGGCGGCATGATAGACGGATGGCTTGACATCATAGTAAAGGCTTCTTTTGCACTTTTCAACAAGATCGATGCGGCTCGTGAGAGGCTGGAGAATGCCACTCTAGACTTTACCGAGGCCGTAAGGAACTGTATTCTCGACGTATTCAACGCTATCCGCGAAAAGCTTTTCAAGACCATCAACTTGTCGCTCTCTATCAACTGGGATTCCCTGTTGAACCATATGAATGACTGCCCATGTCTTTGTGTAGTGATTGCCAATCTGCTCGGCTGTACCGAGGACGACGCCGGTAATGACATTACGAGGAACCCAGCCGCTGTAAAGGCTTGCATAGAGGAAAAGTACAAGCTCCTCACGCCGGTCGGACTCAGCGTTGCCCTCGACAATCTCCTTACCAAGTATGTCCGCCAGTACATCGACATGGTGTTCAACTACCTCGAGTCATGGATTGTCTACATTTTCAATCTCGTTATCAAGCCTTTCCGTTGGCTTCTGAAGAAGTACGTGGAGATGCTCCGCAAGAAGATTGACGTGACCGCTTTCATCAAGGGATTGGGCCCGTTCGAGTGCTTCTTCGTGTACACTACAGAGTACGAGAACGGAAAGGAATTCCTTGGCATGTCGGCAATCGACATGATAAATACATATCGTGGGTGGTACGGGTGCCTACAGCTGGTGTGCCCAGGTCTTTCCGAGAAGATCAAGAACCGCGTGAAGGAACTTTACAAGGATCTTCGCCTTGACGATAAGTACTGGCGCCGTGCCATGGAGATGGACGTCTACACGTGTTGCTTGGCGGTAGACCTGGACGGCCTTTCTACGCGAGAGAGCGTGCTTCGTGAGCTTTACAGCGAGTCGCCGTGGGATGTCCTCATGTCGCTGTTCCGAAAGAACAAGAACAAGGGTGACGACGTATCCGCCGACGAGGAGGAATTCGACGAGTACGAGACTTCCAGGCCGGTTACAGCCGCTGACATGATGCCAACCGATAGCAACAGCAAGCCGAGCGCTATTTCCGACGCCATCAATTTCACCTATGCTCCCGAGACGGAGAACTCGGTGAATGTTGGCACTCGCAAGATATCGACCGACGACGAGGAGATACTGAAGACGATAGGCGATAGCATGGTCGCCGGAAGTAAGTACGATTCGATGTACGTGGAGAGGTTCTACCAGCTGATCCGTTTCGGTAACGGCTATGCGACCAGCAGGGCCTACGTGGAACACATGGAACGGAATCTTGGCGACATAGAGCGTCCGGGTTCCCAGTATGATAGCAATATCGACTGTTTCATGGGCGATAGCACGTCAAACCGCGTACCGGACTTTTCTGACAATCCGACCGGTTTGCCGACGGTAGGTGTAATCGGCCCGGATGGTGCCACTGATTCGGACACCGACGTTCCTCACGTTGAGGTGAACTACTACATACCTTCGGACTTTGACAAGGAACGATCCGATAAGATTTCTGGATTCCGTTTCACCGAACGGGGAAAGGACGAGAGTCTCGAGTCATATTATAGGCGCATGTTCAACATGGCACAAGCCTAATTGGAGGCTGTCATGGGTCGCAAGAATTATTATACAGATTGTCATAAGGGCAGATATACTCTGGTTCATCCGGAGAAGTACATGCAGAATGCTCCGCAGCCGTACTACAAGTCGAAGTGGGAGCAGAAGATGTTCTGTATATGCGACCTGAATCCGAATATTACGTTCTGGGGATATGAGCCACCGCCGATTTCCATTCCGTACATGTCGCCGAGGTATAACCGGGTTTCCATATACAAACCTGATATCTATCTCGAGTGCATGCCGGAAGGCGCCGATAAGGCCCAGCGTTGGCTGATTGAGATCAAGCCGAGCTCGTATTCCAGTCTACCGAAGGTTCCCCAGCCTCCCAAGTCGGATGACCCGAAAGCCGCCGAGCGCTACATGAAACGCAAGGCCACCTATGAACAGAAGGTTATGGATGTGATGGTCAATACGGCCAAGTGGGAGGCCGCGGTACAGTGGTGCCAGCGGTACGGGGTGCATTGGTTCGTTGCCAACGAGAAGAACATGGGCCGCTTGTTCGACGCGTCGGTAACCATCTGAGCAAGAATGTTGTAATTTAATGGTTAAATTCAAAGGCAAAACGCGCGATGTCAATATGTTGCAGTGACGGAGTCTTCATCAGTGGCGAATACATACCGCTGAGCCAGCGTTTGCTGGCCTATGGGAAGGAAGCGTACAGCGACGTCACCAAGCGGCAGAGGGTCATCATGTGGGTGTTCGTGTTCTATGACGAGACCGACATGTGCCCCCAGTGTAAGCAGAGCTTCAGCGACATGTTTGCGTGGTTCAACAAGAACAATCTGTTCAATGACCCGATTCGGTGCGTGAGGACGGTCTTGGAGCCAGACCCCAAGAAGAACCTCATCTATACCGATCTCGGTATGGCGAAGTTGCCCGCCGTGGTATTTGCCGACGAGAAGTGTCGCATACTCGATATTCTATTCGAGTTCCCCGGCGAGAAGTGGCTGAACGAGTACGTATTGCCTTATATCCAGGAAGACGGTAAGCTGGCATGAGCGAGAAGACTTACATAATGGGGTATAGCCTCGATTCTGTTATAGAGGCTGTTAGACGCAAGATTAACGGGGAGGACGTGCATTTTCTGGCGACGGCCAGACTCGGAGAGCCTCTCGATACGTTCAGGGACATGGTCAGCGGTTCCACGGTGGCGATGCTCGATATGATTTCCCCCATTTCCTTCAAGTTCACGGAGTATCACAACCCGAGACATCTGTTTATTCCATACGATAAGGTTAAGATCAAGAATACCAAGAATGGCGTGATAGCGTTTCCATTGAACAAGAATTCGTTCGAGGACGCCGGCGAGTGGAAGGCGGTATGCGACGTATTCAAGAGCGATAGCATATCCAAGCTGCATGCCGACAAGGGCAATACGCCTTCCAAGTTGATAACCGCAATGAAGAACGGCATGCCGAAGAAGTTCGTAGACACGTTCGGAAAGGCACTCAGTACCACTCGGTGGAGAGGCGTGAACGTCTCGAAACTGACCATGATCGGTTACAGCTACGAGTATTCTTTTGATTTGCTGGACGTGGATTACCGCGAGACTTTCTATAAGCCGACCAAGAGTTACGAGCGGATATGCGAGTCGATGCTCGATGCAGCCGGTGTAGAAGTGACCCGTTTGCCGAGGAAGGCTTGCGGAAAGATAATCATGGACAAGAAGTTCACTGATACGCTCGTGGTGATGGATAACCGCATAGATTCCTATATGGATTACATATGTGGTATGTTTGACCGCATACGCATGGAAGTAGAGCCGGTGAAGATACCTACTGCCATATCCACGGCAGGGGACGGCATATTCTATACCCCGCTGACCGAGGAGTTCTGGGGCGTGAATGTCATCGGCAAGAGCGCCTACAAGCTATCTGCGTCACCGGTGTCGACGCTGTACAACGATTTTGTTTCGGAATTGCCGTTGACACGCACCAATGCGAAGATGTATAACACTTACGCCAACATGATAAAGTTCTATGGCGCCAACAAGACGCTGGACATTAACCAGCGCGTCGTCACAATGATCAAGTAGGGATGCCCATGACTAGCAAAACTTTTTTCAATCGAGTAGTGCCTATTGTAATCTGGTCGATTATTGGTGCTATCGTCGTTGGTTTCTATATCGTGGCCGAATTCGGCCTTTAGTCTTCCGCTGTACGGAAGTACCTCTGCCCGTATTTCTTGTAGTAGTCGTCCGGATTGAACGTCTCGTAGATATACTGCTTTTGCCTTTTCTGGAGGTCGCTGTAGCTGTCCTCGAAGAATCTGCGACGCAGTCTCTTGTTCACCGTATCAGTGGCAGTCACGTCGGTACCATCGCACGTGTTGTCACGTAGATAGCGGAGCTGGTTCTTGAACGTCCCCTGGAACGCGTTCGGATAGCGGAACTTTGCTTGGAACGTGTATGGCGAGTCCTTTTTGAACGACATATCCATTGAAGGGGCACCCATCAGTAGACAGGAGTTGAACTCGTACATCTGGTTCAAGTGGATGTCGGTAATGTACGGATTCTTGTCGGTGGCGAGCTGGCCAGTACTGCTACGCTGTACAGTGGTGGCCTCGGAATACAGGTCGATAGCAATGTTGATCTTCTGCCAAGTATTCCTAGCCTTCAGCACGAGAGGGCTGTATTGAGCGTTGTATAGCGCGTTGAAGAACTGGAACCACATCATGTAAGGGTCATCGACTACAGTGATTGTCAATTCCTTGGGCCCGTTGTCACCCATTGCTAGCGGGTACTTCATGCCTTTGGTTGTATCTATGGTGGATACGTCCTTGTGCTTGGTTGTACCCTCGCCAACTTTTATGGATTCGGCAGCCCAGAACATGTTCAGTACCTTTGAATCTCGCGAGTAGAACAAGTCTGCCCACTGGTTGAACGCGGCCTTCAGGTGCGGGTCTCCGTGGAACGTCTTCACTGCGTTGATGTTGTACTTGTCAGCGAACGCGTTCCGGTCCATGATACGGAGCGCTTCTTGCACGTAGGGTCCCCAGAACCCGACGTGGTACTTGTTGACCAGATGGCCTCTGGCCGCATGGTAGAACTTGTCCATGTAGTACGACAGCATGCCGTCGCCGTGCATCGCGGAGACGTTCTCGTTGCGCATGTCGTCGGTACGGACATTGTCAATGCCCGCGTAGGTTCCCGTCTGGTAGTTCTTGTTCACCCTTACTGCCATTGGTCACCTCCCTAGTAGTACGAATCCGCTCCCTGCGCTATGCAGATCGCGTTCATCAGTTCGTTCGGGTCCGGCATCCTGATGATGCGACGGATCTCGTAGTTGATGGTGAGGTTGAACGACGCCGGCTCGATGCTACCGGGATTGAAGTTCATAGGGCTCAGCGCGGCGAATCGGCAACGCTCCAGCCTAACGACCATGTGCTCCTGGGCGACGTCGTCGGCGAAGTGCATGTCGATCCACTGGATGTACGTGAGTCGGTTTCTGTACCGGTGGTCTATGCCGTATACGCGGTGGCGCCAGTCCCTGACGGGATCGGCGTCCGTCTGTCCGCTCTGCACGACTTCCATGTAGCGGTTGATCGCCCACCAGTTTTCCCAGTGGTTGTCGGCCAGCATTGTTACCGATATGGTATCGTCGTACTGGTTGTCTTCCTGTTTGGGAATGCGCGTAACGAACTTGTAGTGGCCTTCCTTCTCCAGAGCGCATGACAGACCTGGGCAGATCCAGTTCTTGATGTTCGCGTTTACCGTCTCTTGTGCGTCCGTCGTGTACGGCTCGGTGACAGACTTGCGACGCTCCTCGTAGTTGACCGGGAGTTCCGATATGCGCAGTCTGAGGAATCCCTGGTGCACTGGCACAGGGTTCCTCGTCAGTCTGCGAGCATATTCGTCGTAGTAGGTCGAGCCGGCCACGGCTTACCCCCTTACTTGGCGGTGACGAGCTTCTTGGGCTTTACGGCGCCGGTCTTGTCGGGGCTGGCTTCGGTGGAACCCTTCTTGATTGAAGGGATGGCGTCCTTGACGACTACCTCGGCGCTCGCGTCGATGTCGAACTTGGGCTTCTTGTCGATCTTGCCGAGTTCGGTCTTCGGCTTTACGACGCCGGTCTTGTCCGGTGACATCTTGACGGCAGAATCCTTGATACCGGGAATCTTGTCCTTCACCACGACCTCGGCGCTCGCGTCGATATCGAACTTGGGCTTCTTGTCAATCTTGCCGAGGTCAGTCTTCGGCTTGACGATGCCGACGAGCTTGTTCGGGTTCGGCTTTGCCGCGTTTGACTTGGCGAGTTCCTTGAACACGCCGAGTTCCTCGGTGGTCACCGTGGTCTTGCCCTTGAGGTCGGTCACGGAAGTCGTCTTCAGCGCCTTCACTGCGCCGACGAGGTCGTCAGCCTTCGGAGAAGCCGCGTTGGAGCTCACCACGACGGTACCGAAGCCGTCGATTTCGGTGACGGGCTTCTTGCCGTCGGTCTTGATCTTCTTCTTGAATTCGTCCCATGCGGTCGCCACGTCGATAGACTTGAAATCGGCGGTTTTCACCTTGACGGCGCCGGTCTTGTCCGGTGTCATGGCGGGCTTGTTCGGCGTGCCGGGGACGTTGGAGAACGGGAAGATCGTCTTGGTGTCGACGACGCTGGAGTCACTCTTCGCCTTCTTTGCTCCTTCGAGCATGATCTGCGCGAGTTCTTTCTCGTTGGGTAGATCAAACATTTCAAACATGTGGTACCTGTTGTTTTGATTGCAATCTGTGCATAGTTTATCGGTTTTCAATATCTTTTAATAGATAAACTGAATGCGTACGAGGTCAAGATGAAAGCCAAGAAGATCGCGGGAATCCGTCTAATCAACTACATCAATGCGGGAATCACTTGGGATACCCACAAGGACATCATCCTTGACTTCTGGATCATGAACAAGTGCCGTGCCGATGGTTTCAACCCGCACGACTTCGACAAGATCTACCGAGTAATAGAACTCCCCACAGCCGCCCAGAAGAAGTATGCCGAGTGGTTCGGTAGGTTTGACTTCCAGTGCGAGGACGAGGACTGGATCAACTTCGTGAACGGAACCCTCAACCTTTTTTACCATACGTTCGACCCTGTAGAGGAAGAGGACGGCCTATGGTATATAGAGCTCATGCAGTCGGAAGTCGATGCGCGAACCATATGCGAGACGCAAGTGTACCATGGGCTTCCTAACATCAACACGTTCTGGAAGGTGGACACCAACTCCAAGACGGAAGAAGTCGGTGGACGACGCAACGGCTACATATACACGACCAAGCTGGCCGAGCTGCAACCTAAGGATACCAAGAACTATTACTGGGGAGTGGTGTTCCAGTGCAACGAGACGGTGAGCCTCGGGTTCTCCGACCACGGCGTGAAGAAGCGCAAGTGTATCAACTGGGCCGCCAACGCGGAGCACATGACGCTGGTGCAAGTGAACGCCGACGGACGCCTAAAGATTGTTCCGGTACACGTGGAAGGGAAATCGTGGAAGGCTGACCGCTGGGTTCCGGAAGGTCAGGTTGTCCAGACACCGATGTCCCCGAACGGGCTGAACAACTATATCAACCAACACTTCGACAGCATGTACGGCATATGGGACCAGATAGACCAGTCCGTCAAGACGGCGCGTGAGAATACCACTGCTCGCATCAACGCGTTGAACGTGATGAACGACGAAGAGATAAAGGTCGGCAAGGTGATCGGCAACGTGGAGAAGTTCATCAAGGAAGGTAACGTATCGCCGAAACGGCTGGAATACAACAAGGAAGTACGCAAGTCCATCATGAAGCGCATCCACGACAGGGAGAAGGAGGCCCAAGACGAGGTACGCGCCATCGTCAAGGCCGAGAAACGTAAGGAGAAGGCGAAACACGCCAAGTATCACGTTAGTGGTTAACGAAAAGGGCGGTCATTCGACCGCCTTTCCTATATTTCCTCGTCGGTGACTTCTTCGTCGCCAAGGTCATCTGGCGCCGCCAGGTCTTCCGGTACGTCCATGGGTTCTGGAGGTGTGTCGAACGGAACGCCTTGTTCGAAATCCTCGAACGATCCGCCCATTTCGTCGGTTTCAGCCGGCATGCCGCCGCCTTCGGGGAGTCCTTCCATGCCAACTTCGGTCGGGAGGCCGGGCATCGGAGTGCTGTCGGCAACCATCTTGTTCATGTCGTTGACTATGCTGTCCAGTGAGTTGTCTAGCGGTTCTCCGTCCATTCCGGACTTGGCGGCCAGTCCGACAATCTTGGTGCCGTCGTCGACCTTGTTCAAGTTTTCTCCGACCTTCTGGGTGAGCATGTCTACCGCGTCAGCGGAGTTCACGTTCTCGAAGAGCGTGTAGAACAGGGAGTTGACGGCTTCGCGGAACGGCTCCGCTGTCGGTTCTAGTACTGGTTTAAGGGCATCAATCATGAAGAATTCCTCGCATTTGCAAGTTTATTCCTTTTGTACTATATTTCAACGAAAATAAACAAGGAAAATACTTATGGCAAACCTAAAATTGTCTTTTCAGGGTGTGATAACCAAGCATTCCACCGAGGTCAAGAACGGCCTCGTGTACAAGCGTCTCACGATCAAGTGCCCGGACTCGGGCGAATCGTTCAACATCGTGAAGGATATCGCGCATTGGGGCCAGCAAGCCGACCCGGTAAGCAACCTGGCCATCATCGCCAATACGGACGACGACCCGTACGGCAAGTACACAGTCCCGATGGACGAATATGGCATGTGCATGAACATGACAATTTCCGGCGAGACTGTTCCCGTGCAGTTCAAGTCTTTCTCGGTCAACATGAAGAAGAAAAAGTCCAAGGACGAGGACGGACAGGTGTTCTACAAGAAGATCCGCGAGGCCGTGCTCACGTTCGACAAGAAGCAGATGGATACCGACAACAAGTTTGACTCGTCTTTCTTGAAGTATGCCGAGACTGATCCGGAGACGGGCAAGGACGTGATTGTTCCGCTGGATATGGAATTTGAACAGTGCGAACGGTTCAACCTGTTCGACCTGGACAAGTCAGAAGACCGTGATTAAATAAAGCGCTGGATAGACGGATCCATGCAGATTATGGCGGCGGAGAGCTTCTTCGTCGCCTTTTTGCGTATGCGGATACGGCGCTTGGGCGCTTTCGGTTCCGCTTCGCTAGCGGGTTCCGGCTTGGTTTCTACCGGCTTCACCGGTGTCTTCTGTTCTTCCTTGACGGAAACCGGGGCTTCCTTGACGGATTGGTTGTTCTTTCTTTTCGCCATAGTACATTCAGTTTATATGTTTTTGTTTCCGGGTGATTTTTGTGCGAAGTGTACTAGTTTAAATAGCACATTAGTACTAATCAAAAGGAGTCACAATGACATCTACAGTAATCGTACCCCTGTTGGTAGCGGCTTTCGTGCTCGTGGTGATCGCGGCAATCGTAGCCAGCTACTTGAAGATCAAGCGCAATGGCCTCAAGAGCCTTCCGGGCATCGAGGAACTCGCCAAGGAAGCCTTCGAGGAACCGGAAGACAAGTGCTGTTGCAAGGAAGACTGCCGTTGCAAGAAGGAAGATGCCGTGGAAGAAGTCCCGGAATCGTTCACTTGCAAGGTGATCGTCGTTGACGATGATGCCGAACCGAAGGCCAAGAAGCCACGCAAGCAGTCCGTCAAGACACTCGACAAGGCTATTGCCGACCTTAGCACGAAGATCGTGAAGCGCACTGCCCTTCTCAAGTCCATCAAGAAGCCCGTCACCAAGGACGAGACGCTGAAGGGCTGGAAGGAAAAGCTCGCCAACCTCAAGAAGTCCAAGGCCGAGGCAGTGAAGGCGGAAAAGGACGCCAAGAAGGCCAAAAAGCCGGCGAAAAAGCCTGCCAAGAAGACGACGAAAAAGAAATAAGCCGGAATGCATTCCCGACTTTCCAGTGCCGTGCAGTGATGCGCGGCATTATTTGTATCTGTATGTGATCCTTCCTCGGTTGAGGTCGTACGGGCACATTTCCACTATGACGCGGTCGTCCGTCTTCACCTTTATTCTTGCGACATTTTCCATCTTGCCGCTAAGACGAGCTATCAGCTCGTGGCCATTGTCGAGCTTCACCGTGAAGAATCCGCTTCCGCGTTCCTCAGTGACGGTTCCCTCGACGTCAATTCCCTTTTCCTTTGCCATCAAGTTCCTTCAGTAGATATTTTAGGTGGTCTTCCACGTATATGTACTCGAAGCTGACGCTCACGACGTTGCTGTTCCTTTCCGATATAACCAGCATGCTGGTTCGGTTGCGGTATATGTTGAACGTGCGCCGGTCTACGCTGGCGTCTATGGTGAGTACGAAGTCGCTGTAGACGCGCCGGTTACGGCCATCCACCTTCTTTATGGAAGTCAGTTTGCGGACGGCCTCCTCGGCGAGTTTCCTGAACTCGTCTTGGTCCATGTTGAGGATCAGTTTTCCCTGTATGTCGGTATTGGAAGCCATCGTTTTCCAGTTTATCGCCGCGTTTGAAATTGAAATTTACATATAGTATATTTCTGTACAGCTTTTCATCGGGTCGCCATGAGAACCTATGAGGAAGACCGGAGCACGAAGCAAGTCATCGAAGAGGCGATGTCTTGCAAGATCCTGGGCAGACAGAAGGAAACGAAGCTTTTTATGGAATATGTGAAGGCCGATTATCACCGGAAACAGGAGATAAAGGCCGCAATTATCCAGTCTAACCTGAAATTCTGCCTGAAACTGGCAAGGGCGTACAAGAAGATGACCGGACTTCCGCTCAACGACTTCTATTGCGAGGGGAAACTGGGCATGCTCGAGGCGTTCAACAAGTTCGACTACCGGCAGGGAATCAAGTTTGGGTCGTTCGCAGTGTTCGAGATACGCCGGCACATGGATATGATAGTCCAGAGCAGTGACCTGTTGCACGTCCCCGTAAGGCTCCGCAAGCGGATATTGGCCGCCAGGAAGAAGGGAGAGTCAGTCGACAAGATTACCTACGGAGTGCTGGCGGACAATGCCATGGGAGAGGGTACTCCGCTGTCGACACCGGTGTCCGGGTCGGACGAGGGAAGCCTTACGGTTGGCGATTTGCTCCAGTCGGAAGACCGAGCGGATAGCCGTCATGCCGAAGAATCGGTACGAGATCGCCTTGTCGACCTCATGGAAGACAACTTGAGCGCAGAAGAGAATAGTTTACTACGTAGAATATACGGTTTGGACGGCTGGGAAGATTCCGTCGGCGAGCTCGCATCAGAGTTGAGGGTGAGCAAGGAGTGCGTGCGCAGGGCCAAGAGCCGTGCGCTTGCCAAGCTTCGGAAACTTCCCGAGACGGACGAGCTGCGCGCTTCCTACGGGTCATAGATGGGCATCTTCGGCAAAATAAAGGATTTGTTCCATAGCGACAAGGTGGAAGTAGAAACTATTGAAAGAAGGTCTAGTAAGATGGACGAACAGAACAGCACACTCATATTCACCGGCATGCCGGACTACAACTCGGTGATTGCGACCGACAACCAGGGCGGTGGTATCCCGATTAGTCCGAAGATGATTAACCAGATGGCGGCCGACGATGCCCGGCAGAGCAACCAGTTCAACCAGAGGGTTGGACTTCCGCAGTCGGCTACTCCTCCTCCGAGGGGTCGTGGTGTTGGCGTCAACTCCATGTCCCAGCAGATGCCCCCAACGGCTCCGCAGTATCCTCAGCCACAGCCACCGTATGGCCAGCTTGCGCCGGGATATCAGCCACCGGTACAGCAACCGATGCAACCCCAGCCGTTGCCACCGCAAGGTATGTCCATACCGGTACAGGGTGCAGCGCCACAGCAACAGCCGTTGGGATTTCTCGAGGAGCCGTATTCCGAGCTACTCATGACCGACGAGGAGTGCCACGTCATAGTCGATCTCCCCGGATTGAAGAAGGAGGATATCGACGTCAAGCTGACCCAGGACAACGAGGTTGCGGTAACGTTCACCCGCAGTACTTTCGTGTCCCAGATGTCGGCGGCGCCGAAGAAGGGGGCAGGCAAGAAGAAGGGGAAGGAGAAGACCAAGTGGGTGTCCCAGGTCAATATACCGGACTTCCTTCTCGGAAAGCATACCGTGGTTTACAAGATACTCCGCCCGGTTGACGAGAACAATATCACGTGCAAGTTCGAGTACGGACAGGTACACGTCATACTTGGTTTCCGTACTCCGATGGAAGGTAAATCGATTTCGATAGGTTAGTAGCATGGAACGTGATATTTCGAACGTCACAGACGAAATGGCCGATGCCAAGGTCGAAGAGGTTAAGCTTCGCGGCGACGAGAGGGGCGAGGACGTCACTATCATAGACGGGATGGACAAGGCCATCATAGGCACTTGCATTAACGAGCGTGGGAAGCTGGTAGCCGTGTATGACCGCGAGCTGTGCATCCAGTGCGTCATGGAATCCATGGGCGACACAGAATCCGAGGAAGATGACCCGTACGAGCTCGCTACGGAATACTTCGAGTACAATACGATGCGCTCGTTGCCTTACTTGAAGGAAAATGCACCGATCATAATTGATTTGTTATAGGGAACTCGCATGAAGAAGCTTAGGGTATTCGAAGGATTTGCTGGATACGGCGGCGCCTCGTTCGCACTGGATCGAGTGAAGGAATCAGTGGCCGGGTTTGATTACGAGGTTGTCGGTTATTCTGAGTTCGACAAGTTCGCTGACATCATTTACCAGGCCAATCACGGCGGAGTTAACTATGGTGACTTCTCCAAGATAGATCCGAATGACTTGCCGGATTTCGACTTGTTCACCGGCGGGTTCCCTTGTCAGCCTTTCTCTAGCAACGGAATGCAACTCGGTACTGAAGATCCCTATGGCCGAGGGAAGATGTTGGGCCATATTATCCGCATTCTACGCGTGAAGAAGCCCAAGTATGTGCTGTTGGAGAACGTGAAGGGGTTCCTGTCATCTAAGTTCGACTATATCCGTAACCAGATGGTTTCCGATTTGATTGAAATAGGGTACGGCACCAGCGATAAGGATGTCATGTCTGCCGTGTTGCTGAACTCCAAGGACTACGGCGTTCCGCAGAACAGGGAACGCGTCTGGATGTTCGCCAAGCTGGGCGGAATTCCCGATGGATTTTCCATACGTCCGGAAGAGGCTCGTAACGACCTCCGAGTGAAGGACATGCTGGACATTGAACCGGACAAGAAATTGTACCGATCAGAACAACAGGTAGCTCATTTGAAGGAAAAGAACGGGTTCGATTCGCTGGATGTGGACCAGCCGTACTGCGTAGACTTGTATAACCACAAGATCAAGCGAGACGGGTTCTGCATTACGCTGAAACAGCCCGAACACAATGACATTCGACTTGTCGAACCGCCGAGGGACGGCAAGGAGCTGGTAAGGAAGTTTTCCGAGCACGAGTTGTTCAGACTGATGGGGTTCCGGATATCTCGCGATAAGTCTGAGTCGGAAATAGATTTCGCTGGCCTGTCGTACTCGCAGCTCGCCAAGCGAGCCGGCAACGGATGGGACATCAACGTCGTCGAGCGGATCTTTAAGAAGCTAATCGACTCGCATGTCATTGAACTGTGATTTTCTTGAATCAGCCATGGGAAGGGCGGTCGTCGACCGCCCTTTTCGTATAAACTGATGGCATGAGTGAACTGGAACGCAAGATGTTGATGGAAAAGACTATTGCCGATATTTGCGGTGACGATAATGCCTTGTGCGAGTCGATCCTCGATCTCGTGAAGAGGCTTGATGTATCAGATCCAGAAGTTTCCGTGGGGTCTATGCTGTGGGACAAGCTCATGGAGGAATATGAGTCTG